AAAAAAATAAGAACCAATTGAAAAACAAAATTAGGGAGTTTGTTGATGCTGAATAATGAAATTGATGATATTCTTCAGTTTTATACCGATGATATAGAATTTTTAGAAGGACCGATTGATAAGTCTGAATATGTTAATGAAAATTTTGATTCTATGAAAGCAACGGGACGCTTCATTCAGGGATATGCTTCTACACCTGCATGGGATAGTGATGGCGAATCAATAGTAAAATCAGGGTTAGATATTTCTTATTACATAAAGCAGGGTTGGTGTAATTGGATGCATAATAACTCGCCTAACCATGTCATTGGAATTCCCGTCTACTCAAAAATCGATCATAAAGGGTTTTTTACAAAAGCAATGTTATTTAATAACGATATGGCCACTCACGTTTGGAATTTGGCGACAGAGTTGAAATCACTGGGACATCCCAGACGATTAGGTTATTCTATCGAAGGTAAAGTCATAGCTCGTTCATCCATCAACAAATCAAAAATAGTAAAAGCTAAAGTAACAAATGTAGCAGTCACACATATTCCTGTTAATACAGAAGCTACATTTGAATGTGTTTCAAAGTCTTTTGTCCCTCCAGCCTACGATGAAATTGTCACTTATATAATGAAAGACCTCTCGCTAAAGAAAGATTTGGCTGCCATAGGTAGCGTTGGCGCAGTTGCCGGTCACTCATTTGGAAGTAGTAACTATACTGGACATGAATCATTAAGGACAGAGGATCTTGAAGGTGCCAATACAAATGCTATTAAAAACAATGCTATTGTGGGTAATAAGCAAAGCTCAGAGGAAGAATTAGAAGCGCGTCTATCGGCTAATTTTAGCAATGCTCATAAATCGCATAAGGAATTAATTACACTTCTAAAAGCAGTACATCCCCGCGCTAGTGATGTGCTATTAGAAGAAATTGTAGGTCTTGTCTATAAAGCCGACGGGATACATAATTTCGTTCGAATTATCAAAGATTCTAATGTTTTACAGTAAAAAACGATGAGATCTCACTAATTTACATTTCGTAACACGGAGGAAAGAGAATGTCAGGAATTTTAAAAGCAGTTGAAGAGCTTATCAGCAAAGCTCAAGGTTATACTCAGCATACTGGATCTGGTGGTCCGGCTGAAGCCGTAAAGCATAGTATTCAGGGCGCTCCTAAGGGTGATGAATCCGATAAGGAGACCAATGAAGCTAATTCAGGAACTCATCCTAAGAGTGGCGGCGGTTCACATGATGGCGGCAGTCGTCCAGAGGGTGGAGAAGATTTTGAAGACGGCGGCAGCGAACAGGATGAAATTCAGACTCCTAAGGGTGCCGGCGGAAGAGCTCCAGTAGCTCGCCCAGAAACAATCAAACATGAAGGTGGAGGCACTGGTCCTAATCATCCTGGAACAGCCACTGCTTCGGCAAAGTCAACTGAATCTAATCTTGAAAAGGGTGAAAATCCTTTTGAAAAGAAAGATGATAAAGATGACAAAGATGATGATAATGGTGGCGAGAAGGATAAAGACGACGACGATGATGCCAAGAAATCAGAAGATTCTGGTGAAGTTTTTCTAGATATTGATGAATTTACAAACGAGATTGTGTCGAAAGCTATGGATTTGCTTGATGCAAAATATAGCAAATTTGTCGAACAGTCTATCCAAAAGTCAAATGAATCAGAATATGTAGAAGCTGGATTGGCTAAATCTCTAGCTATTGCTCTTGATCGAATCGAAGAACTTGAAGGCGCAATCAAATCACACGAAAATGCTATTGTTAATGTGGCTAATTCGATGAATATTAGAAAGTCTTTACTTAAATCAGCTGACAATATTAAGGGAATTGATAATCCTTCATTAAGTAAGTCTACACTTAGCAAGGGTGAGATTTCTAGCAGGCTTCTAGATATGCAGATGCAGGGAAATCAAGGTGTAGACACAAATATGGTGCTTCGTTTTGACGCCGTAGGCGACACTACAATTCTACCAGAAAACATTAGAACAAAACTCGGTATCGAGTAATTAGTCCCTCAGGAGGAACGATAAACAATGAATGATGTACAAGGTTTTGGAATTGGCGACCTACAGGACGTCCAGAGTATCAATAAGGCCCTTGAAGGTGTAACTGATAATGGTCTTTCTGCTGGAGCAGCCTTTGGTAGCTCAAACTACGGCACAACCGGTGCGCAGTCGCTAAGAGTTGAATCTCTTGACAGCTCACTCAAGGTTATTACCTTCACAGATAAGCATATCAACTTCTGGAAAGATATTCCTAAGTCGCCTGCTTATTCAACTGTTGAAGAATTCAACCAGCTAACTTCTTACGGCACACAGACAGGCGGGTTTTTGACTGAAGGTGAACTACCTTATCAGACAAATTCCGACTATGCAAGACGAGCCGCATTGGTCAAGTTTGTTGGTACAACCCGATCGGTCTCTCACCCTCTAACTCTAGTTCGTACGATGGTTCCTGATGTTATTGCTCAGGAAAACTCAAACGGTATCATGTGGATGCTCCGCCAGATTGAAAATTCTCTCTTCTGGGGTAATGACAAGGGCAGAAACAGCACAGAGTATGTTGAGTGGGCTGGTCTTGACAAACTTCTTAGTGATGGTCCTCTTACTGGTGGAACTGGCGCCGGCAATACATATGACCTTCGTGGAACCACTTTCTCTTCTACTCCTTTCACGACAATCGTTAACGATCTAGCTCAGACAGTAGTTGATAACTTCGGTTTCCCCACTGACATTTATCTTCCATTCCCTGTACTTGCAAAGATCAACGAAGAGTTCGCTGGAACCGCTGCACAGAGAGTAATTCTCCCAACAGCCTCTGGTAACACCCAGGTCAACATCAATATCGATGGTCTTATGACTCAGGCTGGTCGAGTTAATCTTAAACCAACCTTCTTCTTGAACAAGACAAGAGTTGCTCCTACTGTTTCAGCTCTTCTCAAGTCTGATGAAATGCCTCTTGCTTCTGTTACTGTCACTATGACAGCTGCTGGTACCCCTGCTACAGGATATTCAGTTGCTGCTGGTGATTATGCAGCTGCCTTTACACTTAGAAACAAGTGGGGAGAAACAATTGCTAAGACCTGTGCTGGTGGAACAGTGACAACTTCGGGATCTAATACTCTTCGATTCACAGTGTCAGGTGTTGATGCGAATGCTAATACTGCTCAGTTCATGGATGTCTTCATTACTCAGAAGGATGATGCAGCTGGTGTGACGTATTGGGTACAGACATTCCCATTGGCTGCTACTGCCGATACTACGTATGATTATTCTGGCGCTCGTATGCCAAATACTTACACATGCTTCATCGGTCAGATGACTCCTGACGTTCTTACCTTCCGTCAGTTGGCTCCATTGGTAAAGATGGATCTCGCAACGATTGCTCCGGCTTACAAGTGGATGATCTTGCTCTATGGTGTTCCAGTTATTTTCGCCCCTCTAAAGTGGACGAGAGTAATTAACGTAAAGTATTAATACTACTTTACTAACCAAAAATCGACAGCATAGTTACAACAGCAACTAGTTCTTATGGAGGGGTCTTAATGGCACTGCTGTTAAGGCCCCTTTTTTCTAGAAACGAATAAGGAGTTTTATAAATGACACTTTATCCACAACCGGGTGATTCGACTGGCTATGCATATACAATGTCTTCGTTTGTTAGAGGCCCGGCAGGTCCAGCTGGCAGTTCGGGCTACTCGGGCAATAATCCCGGTACATCAGGATATGCTGGCAGTTCGGGAACTTCTGGATACTCAGGTTTTTCCGGCTACTCAGGCGATTCCGGCTACTCAGGCGATTCCGGCTACTCAGGTGTTTCCGGCTACTCTGGTACTTCTGGCTTTGCACCATAATAATTAATTATATTTGGAGGATTTAAATGGCACTTTACCCAGCAGCTGGTAATACAACCGGGTACACATATACGTCTCCCCTAATAGGGCCTCAGGGTACATCGGGATATTCAGGTTTTTCAGGCACAGAGGGCACATCTGGTTATTCAGGTTCAGCAGGTGTTTCTGGCTATTCAGGTACTTCTGGCTATTCAGGTACTTCTGGCTATTCAGGTACTTCTGGCTATTCAGGTTACTCGGGCGTCTCTGGATATTCGGGCGTTTAATCGATGATCAACGGGGAGCTCCGATTTGGAGCTCCCCAATTTTACACTAGAGTTATCGAAAAACTAGATAACTTATTGTATATTAATTGGAGGTATAGATATGACACTTTATGTTCGCGTTGGAAATAGAACTTTAACAGGCGAAGAAGCCTCTCACCTTACACCAAAAGAGATTTTAGAAATTAAAACAGATGCCGAGAAGGCTAATCAAAAGCGTCTCGAAAATATGCGAAATAGCCTTGGAATAAAAAACCCTCAAGCAGTTACTCTAGATGTTACCCCAGCAGGTGTTGCGGCTAGAAAAGCTGCAATAGAAGCCGAAGAGGCTAGAATTGCTCTTGAAACTCAGGAGGTCACGGAAGATTTGGGACCTGAGAAAACTTCTTTTATTGGTGAAACCGAAACACCTGCAGAATCTACAACAACAAAAAAATCTAAAAGTAAGAAATAATCTAAAGATTTTGTATCAATAAACACGACGACATAGTTAGGAGTTTGTTATGGCTGATGTTACAGGCGCGTATATAACGCCGTCTTTAGTTGTATCTCAAAATACAGAAGCTGTTCTTAGACATAGAGCACGTTTTTTAAATGGTTCGACACTTATTGCTCTACCTTTAATAACGGGACTTCGATATATAATATATTCTGCTATTACTAATGGAACATATATAAAAATTGGTTTGTCTACTGATGGTACATCACTTCTTTCTGGAAAAACTTATTTTGAGCATACTCGTACGACCGGACCTTTAGATTTATCTGCCTTTTTCTCTTCTACCCCTTTCACTCAATATTTTGAACCTAATGCTACAGACGTTTATCTGTTAATACTAAGTGACGCCGAAGTGACTGCTTCAGTAGTTGATTTTAAAGCCTAAAGAAAATAGGATTATTATAATGACTCGTGAGACAAAAGACAAACTAATAAAACTTAAATTTGATATTTTTGAGTGGTTCAATAGAGCAATCCCAATCGCTATAGTGGCTATGTTAGCGTGGGTTTTGTTAACTGTTATTGGAACTCAAAAAGAGATTGTTATTATACAGGCCGATATTGTATCAACGCGACTTAAAATTACTGAAGTAGAGAATCATCTTGCCGAACATAGACTTCTTGTTGAAAAACAAGCTGAAGATAATGCCAGGACACATCATTCTAAATTTATATCGAACATGACCTGTGATTCATGTCATGTAAAATCTAATAAATCCGTAATTACTAAATAATATGAAAATTAATGATATTACGCCTGATTGGCTTAAAGAAGTGTGGCTATGGCGCATTCCAATTGAATTTGATGATGACAAACTTTCTGATGAAGCTATTCAATTCTATATAGATTCTGCAATAAGTCGAGCGGAGCTTATATTAAATATTTCTATACGTAAAAAGACTATAGAAAATGAAACATATGATTATAGGCTTGAAGAATGGATGTCAGGTTTTGGGTATGTTCAACTAAACACTAGACCAGCTATTCAAGTCAATCGAATGTCTCTCAATGTAATTACATCAGAAATTGTAATTCCAAGTGAGTGGATTCAGTTGAAAAAGAAATCTGCTCAAGTCAATCTGATTCCGTATTATGGAATATTGGCAAGTTCTAATATCAGTAATCAAATTTTAATGTTTATGCCTTTGCTTTCATCAACGAATTATGTTCCGCAAATTTTAAATGTTTCTTATGATGCAGGATATGCAGATAATGAAGATATTCCTGATTTATTAGTGCAGCTAATCGCAATGAACGCTACTACTGGAGTATTGAATGTTCTTGGTGAAATTGCTCTTGGTGGTCAAGCGGCATTAGCTGGTTATTCTATAGGTATCGATGGTTTAAGTCAATCTGTTTCGACGACTGCAAGTGCAGAAAATGCTGCGTATGGTGGTAGAATTCGTCAGATGGAACGTGAGATGACTGAAGTGTTGAAAACGTTAAGACAATATTACTACGGGCTCGCTCTCGTGGGGGCATAATGATGAATAGTGGCATCTATGCAATTTTGAATAAGGATACTGGCAAGCGGTATATAGGAAGTGCGGTTAATATTGACAAACGCTGGTCGGATCACAAAGATGATTTACGCAAGAATCAGCATCACAGCATACTCCTGCAAAGAGCTTGGAATAAATATAGTGAAGATTCTTTTGATTTTATTGTAATCGAAACTGTTATAAAAGAAAATTTAATTTCTAGAGAACAATATTATATTAATGAGAAGTCTGAGTACAATATTTGTAAAACCGCGGGTAGTTGTCTTGGGTTTAAGCATTCGAAAGGAACAAGAAAAAAGATGAGCATTGCTGCCGTTGGTAATAAAAACTGCTTAGGTCGTAAACTTTCTAAAGAGACTCGGTTGAAGATGTCAGAGGCACATACTAATATTTCAGACGAGATACGACGAAAATACAGTGCTGTTAAAATTGGCGAAAATAATTCTTTTTATGGTAAAAAGCATTCTGAAGAAACTAGAAAAAAAATGAGAGATGCACGCAGGAGATATTTAGATGGCTCTTAATAGGGGCATTCCCCGCGGCGGCGCCCGCGTGTCGTTCTTGCCAATAAAAATTGACTATAATACGACTGCTGCAATTGGTCTCATACAGCAATATGGAAGCCGTTTTGATTGGTATCAGGCGCTTGTTTGTCCATGCACATTAGCTCCTCAACAGACTGAGCTTAAATTTCGACAGCTAGCATGCGGACTCTGTAATGGCACTGGGTGGACATATGTATTCACTAAGGAAATTAGAGCCGTTCCATCATCTACTCGTAGAGAAGAGCAAACTTTAACATATAGAGTGGCTCAACCGGGTATAATGAGTAACATTTTCGTTAATTTAACATGTGAGCCAGAGTATAAAGTAAATATCAGAGATCGGATGATTTTTAAGGAATCTGTAACGTTTAGAAGTGAAGCTAGAATATTTGATCCTTCTTTAGAGACGTATAGTTTCACATTCCCAATTGTAGAACTTATGCAAGTAATTGATCAAGATGGTAAATCATACGATTGTACTAATCTAAATTTAGAAGATAGAGACGTAGATTCAGATACTGACGGAAAGTTAGTTTGGACAGAAGGAAAATGTAGACCAGCTACTGGCAAGGGATTTAGTGCTCTCTATACCTTCTTCCCTAGCTATATTGTAATAACGGCGGCTCATGAAATCCGCGGGACAGTTGCTGGGAAACCTTCTCCAGAAGGTGTTCAAGCATTTGAAGACTTACCAAGACTTTTTACTGCAAAACTTGAAATACCCGACAGTTACCTCTTCGGATAGGGAGATTAAGATGGAATATAGTAAATCAGTATTAGATAATATGCTCTTTAAGGGACACTTTGAAGATGATCATCCTCTCCCAGAGAGTAGCCGACCACATTCAGATACAAGACCACAGACATTAAAGCATATTAAAGATCCAGATGATCTTCCTGAAAACAAGATCCCTGGACGATCTAAATATTTCAAGAAAAAGGAAAAATCAATGAACAGATCTTATACGATGGATGAAATTACAACTGCTCAACTTCTCAAGGGCCATCCACAAGCTCAGGCAATTCTTGATGAGCTTAATAAGGGTAAGAAAAAGAATGAGTCTGGAGATGAATTTCAGGACGGTTCAGAAGATACCATCGGTGGTGAAGGTCATGAAGCTAATCTTCGCGGTGTAGATCACAAGACTGGTTCTGGCGGACATCCTGGAACATCTACAAAGAATGCCTCTCAAGATGACTTCGACCTTGAAAAGTCAATTCAAATTGTAGGTGATTTCTTGATGGAAAAGGGCTACGATATTGATCAAACTAATGAAATAATCGAAGATTATTTTGGTCTTGAGAAATCTGACAACTTCACAGACAATGAGCCAGAAGAGTTTGAAGATGGTTTAGTCGGTGCTGAAGGTGAAGATGATGACGGTGATGTTCTCGTCTCGAAGAAGTCTATGACTGCAGATGAGGAAACTCTCAATCATTTAATCAAGACAATGGGTTATGAGAGAATTGAAGATGTTTTAAAAGCTACTCTCCCTCAATATACCAAGCCGGGTGCACTTTCATCTAAAGAAAATGCTCCTTCTGATAAAGAAAAGGCTTCAAATCCCTTAATCAATAGAAAACCAAATCCCGACGTCATTCGTGGATTGACTCAAAAGGTTAAATCTCAAGAAGACTTTGATCTTATAAAGAGCGAAGATAATGACGAAGATGATGAAGATGAAAATAAAGATACAGAAAAATCATTTGGAGGAAGCGAAGAAATGGAAGATAACGGTTATTCACTAAATTTCTCAAAATCAATTCTACAAAATATGGGTCTTGAAAAGGGCTCTCCATCAGTTTCGGCAAAAGTTTCTGGAGGTAAAGCTACACAGATTAGCTATAGTGATAAACCAGAATCTAGATTTTCTCATCCGAAGTCAAAGGAAGACAAACGATATCGCCATGAACCCGAAAAGGGCGAAGTGACTGTTAGAACTCGTCCAAAGGGTGATAAGGCAGCCGAATGGAAAGAGCGAAAGCTCGACACTAGCAATACTGAGGAAAATCAGAAGAAGCTAAAGAATGCTTCTGAAGGTGGATTTGACCTCTATAAGACACTCGACGAGATCCTCGAAAAAAAAACTCGCTAATTAAAGGCCGTCCTGGAAAGAACAAGCCGGCTTCAGGCGGTAGAAAAGTAGCAGAGTCCGATGATGCACTTGTGGTCCCAGATTCTAAGCACGTTCAGACTATGAGTAATCCTGGTCCAACTGAAAAAGAGCATTACGATCGCACTAAGGGCGGATCACAGAGAAATCTTGATAAACTAGCTACGAGCAAGGATCCTGGTGACAGGAAAGCTGCTGAGGCAGGGAAAAAGAGACATGACTAAAGATGACAGACAACCTCCTCCAAAGATAAAGAAGGAGCTTGAAAATCCCGATAAAGAACGTCGAACAAGACAAATGTTCGATAGAATGGGAGTTCCGACTGTGAAAATGAAATCTATTATAGATGAGCTCCTTAATAAAGCTCGATCATACTCTAAGGTAGAAGGCTATCTTAGGGATTTGGATAAGAAACGCATTGATGAGGGTAAAGATATCCCAGTTACTAAGCGTGAAACAGCTGTCAGAACGTCCGCACCACCGTCAAGGACTGGACGCCGGGGGAGCCGCGCCACCGGCACGTCGGCCATC